CCGTTACAGCTTTCTGCACTTCCGCTATCGTCAGTTCCGGTTTCGTGTTAGCCACCAGTGCTCCAGCAACCACCTCGGGAGCTACCCCGAAGATCTCCCGGGCCCGGGCTATCAGCTCCTGGCGCGGATAGGTGGACGCCCTCGTCTCTGTCACTCGTTCCTTCGCCATGCTCTCACCTCCAGAAACCCCGCGGGTAAACGCGGGTGATGAACGGTATCTCCTCGGTCGGGCGGGCGGTGAACCGGAAAAGCTCTACGGTCACCTGGCCGGTCGTCAGAGCCTCATTCCTGAAGTCCGCCCGGGCGTCGGCGACAGTGAGGTAAGCTCCGACGGGCTCGTTCAAGGGCAGCTTTATGGCCTGCCCTAGCCCCTCCACTATCGCAGTCGCGCCAGAGTTCTGTTGGTTGACCGTCTGACCAATGACATGGGCTTGTAGCTGCTTCGTAACCTTGAAGGTCGCCCGCGCAGCGTGCATGACCTGGCTGCTGACCAGCCGCCAGAGGACCGCCGGTTGCCTGTACCCCATCGGCCAGCGGTCACGATACAGAGTCCAGTCCTGACCCAGGGTCTGCTGCGTCCAAGCCGCCAGCGCCTCTACCCAGGAGTCAGAGGGAAAGGTCTCGGTCGTGCCGACCGGCTGAAGCGCCAGAACTGAAAACCTCAGCCCCCGGGTAATGGCGTCCCACTCCTGGGCCACCATGTCCTCCCCGGTAGTACCCAGGTAGAGGACGGTGAAGACCTCGCCGGACTCCGTGGTAAGGAGCTGCCCGGCAAGGGCGTCAGTAACCTGTCTTGCCAGGGTGTCAACTTCCTGAAAGCTGGTGCGGCTAACAACTGGCCAAACCTCGATGATCCGACGAAAGCCGGCCCAGTCGCTCTCCTCGGTTTCGATTCCCTGACGGATCACCAGGAAGGGCTTCGCGGTCTCTATACCTGCAGCCTGGGGCTCGTAGACCCGGCCTTCGACTGCGCTGACCGCTGCGATCAACCGATTTCGGATGGCCGCCCTCATTTCCGGAACAGCTCCTTCATGCTGGCCTTCACGCGTGGCTCAAAGAGTCGCATCGTCGGCTCGACTATCGCATAGGGCCCCGGCTTATCCCAAAGGACCTCGCGTAGCTCCTTGGGCTTCGCTGCGATCTCCAGCCAGATACCGTACTCGACCCCGTGGCTCAGGTAGAGAACGAAGCTCTTTCCACGCAGCTCCACGCCGGAATGCAACCCCTGGCGAGCATGGCTGGTTCGGTCAGTCCAGGGGGCGTTCTCCTTGGCATATCCCTCGAGGTGTCCTGACCAGTTCTGGAGCAGGGCATAGGCCGCCGCCCGCTTCCGGTCCAGCATGTCGGATATATCCCGCGCCAGGCTCATTCCGGCCATCCTAGCTCACCCTCTCAAGATCCGCCTGCAAACCAACTCGCTCACCGAGGGCTATCTGCGGGTATACCACCCTAACGACGAAACGCCCCAGCCCCGGGGCGTCGAACTGGTCCTGAACTCGAGGGCCAGCCTGGATGTCCGCCTCGTCGTCCGCTATCAGCGCCCACGACCGGACCACCTGCTTCGTGCCCGGTATTCCGGCGACTTCCTGCGGTACTCGGCTGCTTGCCGGGAAGATTCGGACGGTATAAGGGCCATGCGCGGTCTTGACCTCGGCCAGCCCCCCGTTCCTTTCGAGCTTCTCAATCCGCTGGATCGTGATCACGGTCGGGTTTTGGGCTATCAGCCAGCGGAGGTGCTGGCGGCGCATCTCCGATAGGGTCATCCTAGAGCACCTCCGGAGGAGTGATTCTAAGGACTACGCCCCCTGTGGTTCTGGCCATGTCCGCATACTGTTTGGCCATCGCAAGCGCTCCATTGATGGCCGTTTGCAGGTTAACCACCTTGTAGGACTCAGCACCAATGCTGTATTGCTCGATTTGCCCGAGTTCCTGAGACAGCATCCCAGCCTTCATAGTCCACCCTGCTGAAGCCGCCCCGTACAGGTTCTGGCTCTCGGTGAGCAGGGCGTCCAGGTCACTATCCGTGAACCTGGTGTCGCCTTCGGTTCCTCCTACCGGTATCTGCTCGTTCAGCAGCTTGCGGAGGCGGGCTCTCAGTTCCGCTGTTGGCGTCATCGTCTCTCACCTCGCGCGCTACAAACTCCTGGCAGGTGGTCTCAGCAAGCACCCCTTCGTTGGTCCAGCGTCGCGCCGGGAGCTTGGGGCTACACCGCATCATCGGGAGCATAGAAAGATCTACGCCCGGCTTCCAAGGAAACCGGGCGCAGTCTGCACACCTAACCATTCCCGCTCACCGCCTCAAACGGCAGGCAGGGTGATCTCTTCCACGGCGTCGGCAGGATAGGCGACGACTCCCCGGCGGGCGCGGCCCACGATCTCCTGCTCAACCAGGCGGGAAAGGTCAGCCCCGGAGCTGTCTACAAGCAGGTCGTGCTTGACCAGCTCCCGGAAATACCTCTGACCCTCGATCAGGTATGCCTTGTCGGGGTCGCAGCCCGGGTAGGTGTAGGTCTTCTCGCCGACGGTCACGCTCCAGCCGTCGTAGAAGATTAGAGTGTCGATTCCGCTTACAGCCGGGTACTCCGTTCCGCCGATGACCATCCGCTGCAGGACCTCTTCGATGTCCCACCGCTTGCTGGAGTGGGCCAGCAGGATGTTCGGCCGGCGCGGCGCGCCGGTGCTGGTGTTCTTGTCCTGCGAGGCGTGGATCATGGCCGCCTTGATCGTGTTACGCAGCTTCTCCCGGTAGGTCGCCCCCGTGGTATCCGCTGCGGTCTTGTTCTTGGCCGCGTAGGCGTAGCCCAGAATCGGGGCAAGGTGGATGTGGTTCAGAAGTGCGTTGTATGCCTCGCCCATCGCCCGGCTCGTCTCCGCAAGCTGCCAGGTCTTGTCATAGACCCGCATATCCTCGGTGATCTGCCAGCCAGCCGCGTAGGTGATAATCGGCACGGTATCCTTCGGACCGATCCTCCGAGCCCCGAAGCGCACTTCCTCCAGCTCCAGGTGCTCAAGGAACACGATCTGCGCCCCTACGAACGGAGCTACATCGACGTACTCGGTAAAGTTGGGGTCTTCGATCCGACGGTAGATCGGCTGGTAAAGGAGCGGTACAGCCTCACGGCCCAGCTCCAGGTCGATCACCGTCTTCTGGACTACCTCCTGGAGACCCGCGGGAGTGACCAGCATTTCCCCGAGGGGCTTGGTCAGCTCGTAGGTCTCCATTTCACCGTTGACGATCCGCTTCTTGACCGTCGCAGGCTTTCCGCCAGGGGCGACATAGGGGACGTCAACCTCCACTGTCTGGCGGCGGCGCTCGGCCCTAAGGTCTTCAATGCTGATAACCTTCATCTAGCTCACCTCCAAAGGCTCAGACCTGCGGTCCGAGCTTGAACCAGATCACGTTATTGGCATCCTTGGGTTCGGTGACGATACCAACCAACCGATTGCTGCCAGCGCCGTCGCTGGTGGTGAAGACCTTGTTGGTTGCATCCCAGTACACCCTGTCGCCCTTGTTGAAAGCGTCCGTCGCGTTGATCTGGCTCGTCTCGTATTCGGCCTCTTCGATATTCAGCACCACCTGACTGGTCTGCCCCGGCCCGGTGGTCACGCTCTGGACCGCCATCCCGAGGAATCCGTCCAGGACGTAGAACTTCCCCTGCTCAATCGTGGTGTTCTCGGGGACAGTCATCTTGATCGAAAGCCCATCGCTAACTTTGCGTCCCATCGCTTACACCTCCAGTGGGTCAGATCGCCTGGCGCTTAACCCGCAGTCCGGTCGGCTGCTGCTGGTTCGTGTTACCGACAACCGGCGGCTTGTCGAGGTAGAACCGGCCAATAGCCTCTTTGACTGTCGGATCAGCCAGGATCTTATCGATCTCGCCAGCCACCTGCTCCTTGGTAGCAGTCTCGGGCAGGTTGAGCATCCGCTTTACCAGAGCCTGGGCCATCTCACCCGTGACCTTCTGGGAAACGACCTCATTGACCATTGCCTCGAATGCCGTCTTCTTGGCCTCTTTCACGGCCTGCGCTGCTTCCTCGGCCACCTTGACGACGTCCATCTCCCCGGTCGCCCCCAGCATTTGGCGAACCTTGGCTAGGGTTTCCCGCTCTTTCGCGGCTTCGGTGGCGACCTGGACAACGTCCGTCTCTCCGGTGACCTTCAGCGCTTCCCGGACTTTGCCCAGGACCTCAGAGGTCCCATTCACCTGCTTCATCCACCCGGGGTCGATTTCCCCCGCGACGTCCTGCGCTTTCCATCCCAGCTCGCCCACAATCTGCGCCCGGGTTACCTCGCCCGTGGCCAGCAGGGTCTTCAGTTGCGATACCAGTTCCCGCCAACTCATCGGCTTCTCCCCTTTCGTGATCTCATCCATTTCGCCCGTAGCCACCACCGCAGTGGGCATTCCTGCCCGTCCCAGAGGCGTCCAGTCGATAGACAGGGGCTGGTAGTCCACGACGTTCGTCTCCCCGCCCACCTGCTCGAGGGTGGGGAGTCCAAAGATACTGACGGTACGAATGACGTTGCCCTTGATCCACCGCTTGAGGTCACCGGCCGATTTGTCGATCACGCCCCGGAAATACGCCTTGCCGCCACGCCACAGCGCCCCTACCCAGTGCGTGACCGGGGTCGGGAACTCATGATCGACATCCTCGGGCTTCTGATGGCCCAAGAAGCCCGGCAACCCCTGCTTCATCACCTCCCCTACGATTCGCTGGAGGGCCTGGGGCGTGTAGTTCCACCCCCGTTTGCTCCGCCCAGCAGGGATTTCGACCACGACCTCCATCGGGTCCGGGTCCCCCGCCTTCAATGCTGCCAGGTCCGCCCAGGGTGCGACAGGAACATCTTCCACCCGCATCTCCCCGCTCACGGTGGCCTGGACTGAGGAGATCTCACCCGCCAGGCTTGCCGGAGGTTCCATCTCCAGCTCCCGGTAGTGACGAAGCAGGTGGCGCCGCGCCTCGTCTCTTTGTTCCGCAGTTAGGTTCGCGTCGTTCCGCGCCCCGGCCAGAGCCGCTGCCGCTGCAATCAGCCCCGCCCGGTTCAGCACCAAACTCCCGTCTTCTCGGATCTCATGGTGTGGTCCCCAGCAGTCGGCCTGGGTGAGGTCTTCATTGATCGGGGCTTTCACCACGGCGTACATCTCCCGAATGGCCTCGGCCACGCCTTCGACCTTTTCCTCTAGACCCCGCTTCAGTCGCTGCCAGATGGCGCTCTTGTCCACGCTGCCCCAGTCTCGGTTACTCACCTGCTTCGTGATTCGAAACATCCGCTCACCTCCCCCAACCGGGTACGAAAATGCCGTCGCCCCTTGAGGTAGCGACGGCCTTGTCAGACCTTCTTACCCATCTCGTCCTTTGGGGCAAAACGCCCCGTAGCCAGGTCTCTGACCAGGATCTTGCCGGTTCGGTTACTCACTTCGGCCTGCTTGCGAACCACCTGGACCGGTCCAGCAGGCTGAGTGGGCAGCTTCACAACCCCTTGAGCCATGCTCTCCCCCCCTTCCGGCGGGCACAAGAAAACCGCCGGACGTGCGTCCTGGCGGTGGAAGGCATCGCGCTCGCCCTCTATTTTGCACCTAACGCTTAAGGGGCTGGTTCACATGTATCTTGTCTTTGCCTGCCTCGGCAAAGATGACCCCAATGACCTCCTCCGCCGATCCAGGCCGCTCCAGGATCTCCGTCGGCACGCTCTCCATATAAGACGACCGCTCGCACCGCCGCAGAAAGTCTAGGTAGTCCACCGACGTGGTGAGGACTCGCCGGGGTTGCCTCCACTCCGGGAGTTTGGCGATGGTCTCCTCAACCTCCATGTACTGGCGAACCTTAGGCGTAGGGCCCTCCGGGGAATCAAACACCACACCAATCCATACTCCCGTCTCGTCCTGAGCGACAACCTTATCAACTCGGCCGTCTATCAGTTCCATGTAGTAGCGCGCCACTACTCTCTGGCCTCCTCGAATAGGTCCTTCAGGTGGTCCCTGCGCCACCTCAGTATCCGTTGCAGTTCCTCTTTGCGTCGCTGCCCAGCCAGTACATCGGGAAGCTCGGTAACCATCCGGTCAATGTCATCGTCGGTAAGCCGCCTCTGTACGTCCTCGATAATCGGCCAGTACGATGAGACACCCTCAACGTCCAGTATCGCCGCGCCGTACTTGTTGCGTCGGAGAATCCAACTGGGCTTCTGGCAGTAGTCCAGGTCCTGCATCGTGGCCAGGAACGCCTTCTGCCAGGTGGTTTCGGGGTCTCGAAACACCATGTCCGTACCGAAGGCCAGGTTATGGTCTATGGGCACAACCCGTCGACCCACAAAGAAGAAGTTCGTACTGTGGCGGTCGGCGTTGCCCATCAGTACGTCTAGCACCTGCATGCGCTGGAAGAGCGGAATATCAATCTCCCCGATACCGAGACCGTCCGCCCATGCCTTTTGACCTATCACCCCATCGCTAACCCATTCGACTCTCAGCAGCTTCCGTACCCTGTCAACCTCCGGCCTGAACCAGCCGTAGTCAG